ATAGGAGTACAGGCGGCTCCAGACGAGTGCGGGAGCGAGGATTAGGCCGCCGGTTAGGGCGCCGTCGGAGCCGGTGCCGCGTTTGCCAAAGGGGATGGGGATGGCCTGGCCGTACTCGGCAAGGCTGGATACGTTGTCGAAACTGGTGGTTTGGTTAAAGCGGGTAGGGCCGATTTGGTCGGCTAACTTGCGGCCTCGGATTCGGGCAGGTGATTCCAGCGCCGGTGCTTTTGGTGCCAGCAGCAGGCTGATGGCAGTCAAGGCCAAGCCGATGGCAATATTTGTGAAAATTACCGTGGTAGCAGATTTTGCTGCGAAAAATCCAATAGCCGCAGGAATCATTGCCGCGTAAATTTCTGGTACGTTTTCGTACTCAGCGGGTCGCGTATATACTGCTTCGTGCGCGTAACGGACGAACTGTCGATACTCCTCTTCGCTGCAATCCAGGGCTTGGATCAGCGAGATTTCATACGGTAGGAGCGGCGGATTGTAAGACTTGCCGCCGGTTTCCAGTCCACGGCGGAAATCAAGGGGTTTATGAATAGGATTCCACTCTGCCATGCGACACCAAAAGTGGGCGGCTGGGCCGCAATCAAAGCGATGTCCCCATCATAGACAGGGCGGTCAATGCGGCTGCAATGCCTGTTCAATTCCTGCAGGATGCCACGGTTGCTTAGTGTGTACCAAGTGTCGGCTACACCAGGTGGGTCAAAGCCCATTTCTTTTAAAGCGTCGACTACCAGATGGATACAGTCATCGCCGCCGTACTCAAAAGGACGACCGATGAAATGATCACACACTGATTTGGGCAGTAAAGGGGATGCTGCCAACCTGCCAGCGGTGCAGGCGGCGACCTGGGACGTTGGCTTGTACGGCGTCCAGTACAGAATTGAGCGTCATCTGGATATTGGTTTCGTCCCAGCCGCCGCTAGAACAGCTGCCCCAGTAGCTATACAAAGTCCGCTGCACGGCACCACTTGCTGGATCCCATAAGACGGTGGTGACCTTGGCGACCCACAGGCTGTCTAGCGCTTCAATAATCCACGCCCTTGTAATTTCCAAGTTGGCAAACTGGAGCGTTGCGTCCAAGTTGTCGCCCTGCAGGGTCGCCACTGCACCGCCAAAGCTGAACGGCAGGAATAGATAGCCGTTGACGTTTTGGTTGATGGCGTAGTTCTGGAAGCGGTATTGGGCGGCAGCTCCGGTTGGGCCGATTTCCAGTAGGTGGCCGTAGGCGTATTCCATTAGATTCCGACGCTCCGTCGGGTGGCGGCACTTGTTTTAAGGCTACGCATTGCCCGCTGCTCACCTTGGACTGCACCTTGCTGTGCGGCTTGGGCCATGCCGCGTTGGAACTGATCGGCGGTGACGTAGTCCACGCTGTTGATGCGCTCCACCGTGTAGCGCACGTCAATGGCACCACCGCCGCCACCGCCCATGGGACCGCCGCCACCGCCGCCTGCGCCGGGGATGACAGAGGCGCCGCGTGCGCCAGCTGCATACCGACTCATGGCGCCACGCATTTTGCTGGCTGGAATGACGTACTCAGCTTCGCCGCCTTCGCCCACAATTGCGCGGGTAGGGCCGGTGACGAAGCCGCCTTCGGCAAAAGCAGGGCCAAAGTACGCAGCACCGTTGGGCGCAAGTGCACCTGGAGTGCCCCTAGCGGCACTACTACTGGGACTCGCAGCGCCTGCCGCACCACTAATAAAGCCCAGGACAGTTTCAAGAATATAAATTTCAATCAATTTGGCGATCATCTTGGTTGCCATATCCAAGAAGTGTTGACCTACACTCTTAAAGAAAGCAGCAAGCGCTTCTTGTCCTGTCATTGCTCCGGTAACAAGACCTGTAAATGCTTGCTGGAAGGCGTCACCGATAGCTTTGGCGCCAGCAATAACTTGGTTGATAGGATCGGTCAAATCGTTTAATTCGCCACGAAGAACAGTTACGGCATCCTGCAACCGCTGTACGTCTGTGGGACCTTTGCCAGGGCCTTTAGACGCTTCACCTTTAATAGCGGCTTGCTGATCTTTGTATATCTGAAGCTGTTCTTTTAGTTTGTTTGTACTTAAACCGTCTGCTTCCGCTTTAAGAATAGCTAAGTCGGTAATTTTAATTTGCTCTGTGACAAGATCTAACTGCTGTGCAATCATCTTGTCGTAGTTAGCAATACGCTCAGCTTCCGCAGGCAACATGCCTTCTGTGATTAGGCGGTTATAAGTTTTTGCATACTGAGCTTGAAACTCTTGTTCTTTACGAATTTGAACAAAGGACGCAACACTTTGTTTGACAGCAGCAGCCGCCTGCAGTTCCTCTTCAAATTTATTCTGTCTAATTGCGCGTTCTTTGTCTGCAATTTCTAAAAGTAACTTGTCAATACGAACTTGAGCAACTTTATTTATAAGAGTTTTTTCGCTTTCGTAGTTAGCGCTTAAAATCGCTTTTACTCGATCGCGTTCGATGTCTGCACGAGCTTTATCTTCTTCTGCGGACAAGGCAAGAAATTCACGACCCGCGAAGAGGGCATCTCTGATTTTATCTTCGGCATCACGTATAGCCATTAAAGCATCAAGATCTTCTTGTAGTTGCGCTGTCCTATCCTCCGGCGGTTTTGGTCCCTTAGCTTTAGCGCCACCTGTAGGGCCAAATTCGCTTGGGACTTGGAAGGATTGGACGGGCGTGCCGGGACGGGGTATTCCAGCAGGCCAGTTTGCTCCATCCATTCCCGCGTTCAGGTTTAGCGAAGTAGCTAAGCCGCCTTTGCCGCCCCCTCTGAGGTTGTTTATTGCAGATAGGGTTGCGTAAATTGCGCTAAGCCCTGGAATCATGTTTGCCAGTGCTGTAGCTACAACTTGAACAGTCCCTGGAATACTGTAAAAAGCAGTAGCAAATTTAACGCCTAGCTCTACAACGTAAGCGCCCAGTGAAACAATTTGCCCGCTAATTTTTGCTAACTCCACAAGCGCAGGTGACATCGCTTTGACCATACGGTCAAATGCCGATACAACTGTATTTTGCGTGCTAGTAAAGCTGGTATTTATACTTGTGGTGGCGTTTGCAAACGCATTGGTCATTGCGGTTGCAGTTTCTTCGTAGCTATTTTTAACTTTTGTAGCTCCTGTAGTGCCTGCGTTGGCTACTTCAACGAGGGTATCGATTAAACTTTGGGCTGATATTTCGCCATCTTTAGCCATTTGAAGCAGTTCGGTCCTGCTTACGTTGTATTTATCTGCCAGTGCTTGTTGGATATTTATGCCTTGACTTGTTAGTTGATTGAGGGTTGCTTGTGTTACTTTTCCGGATTCCAGTGTGCTGGTAATTGCGTTGCCAGTTTTTTCAAAGGATCCGCCGTAGGCTTCTGTAAGACGGGTTACAAGCTGGATTGCTTTTGCCTGATCTTCAATGGCTAAGCCAACACCGCGAATGTTTTGGATGACACCAGTGAACTTTTCTACGTCGGTATTGGCAACTTTGAAGGCGTCAGAAAGTTGTTTTGTTTGTTGGGCAGAAAAGCCGATGTCGTCCGCAAGTTGTTTTACGGCTTGACCACGACTGGCGATATCTCCGAGGAGTGTGCCAAGCAGCGAACCAGCAAAACTTCCGCCGGGACCAGCAAGACCGCCAACTAGACCGCCGATGGCGCCGCCAGCTGCTGCCCCACCGCCTTGACCGAACAGTAAAGGAAATGCGCCGCCGATGATGCTGCCACTGATGGCTCCGCCAACACGTCCGCCGATACCACCGCCGCTGCTTCGGCGTGCTCCAGCAGCAAGTGTGGGAGGTAAGGCAGGGCCTTGCATACCGAAGCCAGCATTCTGCATTAGCTGTCGCCGAGCAGCCTCGTCTGTCAACCGCTGACGAGCTGCAGCACTAGCCGCACTTTCTTTATTTCTAATAGCCGCTACCTGCTGTGCAATCTGAAGTTCTCGCTGTTTTGCAGCATTAAGCCCTTCTTGTGCTCGCGTAGCGTCCGCAATAGCAACAGCAGAATTTTGATCAAGTCTTTGTAGGTTGGCTGCTAAACCTACCAGTTGTTGTCTTGTAGCAGCCATCCGCTGCAAAATTTGCTGTTTTTGAGTTTCGGTACGCAGGCCTTTTTGTTCTGCTGCTGTAAGAGATAGTGCAACAGGAAAGCCCATCGCACCAGGGCCTGCCAACGGTCCTTGCATGGCTGTGCCAGATTTACCTGCAAGAAACTGTTGGCGTTTAGCCTGCTGGTCTAAAAGGGCAAGAACTTCTTTTGTGCCTTGTACAAGAGCTTCTTGACTTTGTACTTTTGCATTAAGTATGGTTGCGCTTTTTTGCTCTAGTTGAAGCAGCGCCTGCTGTAATTTATTTTCATCTTGTCGCGCTTGTAAATTTCGCTGGATATTTTCCGATACCGGTGACTTTTGACCCATAAGCGCACCTACAGGGGATGCGGCCCCTGGTCCTATGGGACCTCGGTACTGGGTTGTTTCTTTAACGCCAACAGCAGCAAGTTTAGCTTTACGTTCTGCTTCTGTTACCTCTTTAAGCAGTGCTGCGCGTTCGCGCAGACCTGCATTTAGTGCGTCGGTAGTAGTAACATATTTTTTCGCTGCGATATTTGCTTCATCTGTGCCCAAAGCTGCTTTGTTAAACGCTACAGCTGCATCACTAACTAAATCACGTAGATTGTTAATACTGCGAACAACACCACCACTGCCAAGATTTTCTAGGTAATTATTTAAATGGTCTACAAGTTTTGAAGTCCCAGAAATCTCATTCTGCAGCCGCTTGAGTTCTTGGGCACCACGTACCGCAATTTCAATATCGGCTCTGTAGGCCACGGTGCCGCTATCCTCTGGTACTTCAGTTTACGCGACAAAAAAGCCGCCGGGGTTAGCGGCGGCGTTTGGCTTTTTCCATCTCCTTTTGTTGGTCCTCGTTAAGAATTGAAAAGTAGGCGCTCCAGCCGAGGAGTTCTTCGGGAGTCATGCTGTTGCTGATCTCCGAAAGGGTTTTGCCTAGCTCTTTGGCAACTCCGAATTGGAGCATGAGCCAAGTGTCCTTTCGGAGTTCGGCGCTCAGGATTTTGGGTCGATGGCCTCCGCGTCGTCGGTAAGGATTGCCAGCATCAGGGCTTGGAGGTCTTTGTCCTTCACTTCGTTTTTCAGTACGTCAATTTCGCCGATGCTGAAGATCTTGGCGCCAGTGTCGTCGAGGGCTTTGGCGATCAGCAGTTGAAGGGCAAAGGCGTTGGCATCGTCAGACTTGGCTTGTTTTTGGGCGCGTTCGCGTTCGGCCATTGTCAGCGGGGCCACCCACATTTCAAATTTGCTGCCGTCAGACAGTTCGACGAGCTTTTTGACGGGCTCCAGGTTGGCGGCCTTACGCAGGCGGTCAATGGCGCGAACTGGAACAGGCATAAGAAGTGCTTGTTTATGGTTTCTACTGTAGCGGACTAGATAGCAAAAAACCCCAGGTGACTGGGGTGGTTTGCTGAATCTGGCCGGCGTTAGCCTATCAGGACTTGGAGAAGTCGAAGGTAGGGGTGCCAGCCGGACGGAAGTTGACGGTCACCGATTGGGCGTCGTCGGGGTTGATGTTGAGGCTGGCCGAAGTCAGCACAGCGTCAAAGGAGATCGAGCGGCTCAAGGTGTCGCTCAGGGTGCCGCCGCTGAACACACGGTCGGTGTACAGCTTGAAGGCGGCGCCGTCTTGCTGGCGCTGCAGCACGTCCTGGATCATCCGGTTGGAGAGGGCGGCATCTTCGTTGGTCATGTAGACCGTGGCAGTGCCGGTGCCATCGCCGAAGCCGCTGATGTAGGTCCGGAAGGGCACGTACTGACCAGGGGTTTGACCGATGGTTGTGACGTCGATTTCCGCGCGTGAAATTTCAAAGCTCCAGTCACGAACTTGGCCGACAACGGCAAAGTCTGCGTAGGCGACTTGGAATTCGTTGGGGGCAACGGCGGTGCCGTCGTCGGTGATGGGCAGGATCACGCCGCCTGCGCTGGCTGAAACCGTCAGGGCGCCAGTGTCAGCGGTGTAGCTGAGCACGTAGTAAGTGGTGCCGCCGGTGATACCTGCAGGAAGAGTGCCGGAGCCTGCGCCGCCGGTTTGGGCGTTGATAACGCTGAATTTGACGGGATCGCCAACTTTAAAGTTGAGGTAGGGCGCGACTGTGATGACGTCGGTGGTGGCGTTAACGCCAGATTCACCGAAGGTGCCGTTGGTGCCAGCGGGTTTGTAGTAGAGAGCGCCGGACGTGCCGGACAGGACAGTGGTGGCCATGGGGCGTACCAAAGAATGGGATAGGGGCGGGCACTGCCCGGCTTAATACAG